TGTCTACCTAGTTGATGTACGCTCAGAACCTAAAGTTCCAGAGGTATCTATGGATGAAGATTAAGGTAAGACAGAGAGCACTGAGGGCAGGTTACCGTTCAGGTCTTGAGCAAGATACTGCTAAGTTCTTAAAGAAGAAAGGTGTGAAGTTCACTTATGAAGAGTTCAAGATTAAGTGGGTTGATCCTAAGACTAAGACATACACACCTGACTTCGTACTAGAGAACGGTATCATAATCGAAACCAAAGGGCGGTTCATTTCCCCAGATAGAGCTAAACACTTAGCTGTACGTGATCAGTACCCTGACTTAGATATACGGTTTGTCTTTACAAATAGTAAGGCTAGACTATATAAAGGTAGCAAGACTACTTACGGTATGTGGTGCGACAGATACGGATTTAAATATGCAGACAGGTTGATACCTGATGCTTGGTTAAAGGAACCTAAGAAATGAAACTCATACTACACAAGGTGTTGCAAGAACCATTTGAACATCCTGAGTACGCAGATGAAGACGGTAACAATCCTTACTGTGTTGTCTACTTATCAGAGTACAATGGTGAAGTAGAAGAAACAGAAATGCTATACGAGACTTTCGACGAGGCGTATCAAGAAGCTAAGAAAGTATCACAATCTATAGAGGGTGTTGTTATCCGTAACAATAGTATGTACGATGCTTAAAAAGAAGAAGACTGTACTGGTATTCACGTGTGCTCACGCTGATCCAGGTACGCCTAACGACAGGTTCAGTTGGTTAGGTGCATTCATATATGATCTGAAACCAGACTACGTTGTAGACTTAGGTGACGGTGCTGATCTTAAATCACTCAACAGTTTCGATACACGATACCCACAGGCTATTGTATCACAGAACTACGGTAAAGATATTGAGTGTTACAACGATGCACAAGAAAGACTACGGTGGAAGTTCAGACATCATAAACGTAAACGTCCCTTCTGGATAGGACTTGAGGGTAACCATGAAAATAGAATCAAAAAGGCTGTCGCCCACGACCCAAGACTACAGGGAGAGAAGTACGGGATTTCCTTCGGGCATCTTCAAACGAAGCACTGGTTCGACGAGTACCATGAGTACCACAATTCGGCCCCCAGTATCGCTGATTACGATGGCGTATCTTACGCTCACTTCTTTGGTGCTGGCAATTATGGGACACCTGTCTCTGGTGTTCATCATGCTTACACCCTACTACAAAACAGGAACCATAGTTCTACTTGTGGTCACAGTCACAAACGTAGTATTTATTTTAAAGATACTGCACATCCTTCTTCGATTATCGGGCTTGTTGCGGGATGCTTCAAGGGAAGCGAGGAAACGTGGGCAGGACAATCTAATAATGAGTGGTGGAAAGGTGTTGTAGTTAAACGTGAGTTAGAGAACGGTGTCTACGAGCCTGAGTTTGTATCACTCGAAACCATCAAACGGCAGTATGGGAGCGGATGATGTTTGATTACAGAGGACAACTTGAATTGTTAGTTGATAGTTATGGACTCACTAAACTCTTAGAGATGAATGACATCACTGAGAATGTAGTCCTTGAGTTGTTAGTTGAACGTGGCGACATAGACTTGTCAGATTATTTCTACAACGACATGCCTATTGATGTGTTAGAAGAGGATGAAGAGTATGATCAATGAGAGTGACATAGAAGCATTCGAGTATTACAACGAGGATGTAGACATCACTATGAACTACTACCAGAAGCAAGCTGCTAAGACTGCAGTCTACAAACAAGAACATGCAGTGATCTACCCTGCCCTTGGTCTTGCAGCAGAAGCAGGTGAGGTAGCAAACAAAGTAAAGAAGATTATGCGTGACGGTACATTCAATCGTCAGGCTATTGCAGACGAGGTAGGTGATTGCCTCTGGTACATTGCAGCATTGTGTCGTGACTTGAACGTAGACATGTCAGACCTTGCTACAGCTAACCTAGAAAAATTACATGATCGTAAGAAACGTGGTGTCATACAAGGGAGTGGGGACAAACGATAATGAGTAAAAAGAAAACAGGAATGACGTGGTTCTGGCGGTTTTTAAACTACCTAGCTACGTGGCGAGAACATCGCAATACAATCAAGCAGCTTAATGCACTGACTGATAAAGAACTAAATGATATAGGTATTAGCCGTGCAGACATTGATCGTCTTGTGTGGTTAGGTGAAGACAAGACAATGCGAGGACGAGGTAAAGATGACTGAAGAATACGGACCAACACTATCCATCAGTGAAGAGATTCATGCTATGAAGTATCGTAGCAAAGGGGAAACATTTCGTGAGGCTATGACACGAGTAGCTGAAGCATTGAAGGATGACGAAGGACACTTCAATAACTTCCGTAACATTCTCTACAACCAACGCTTCCTACCTGCAGGACGTGTGCAATCTGCTATGGGTGCGCCTCGTCGTGTAACACCATACAACTGCTTTGTGTCTATGACTATCGAAGACAGTATGGACGGTATCATGGAAGCTGCTCGTCGTGCTGCAGAGACTATGCGTCTAGGCGGTGGGATTGGCTATGACTTCTCAACACTGCGTCCACGTGGTACACTGATCAAGTCACTAGACTCTAAGTCCTCTGGTCCTCTGTCGTTTATGAGTATCTTTGATGCAGTGTGTAAGACGATTGCATCTGCAGGTCACAGACGTGGAGCACAGATGGGTGTGTTGCGTGTCGATCACCCTGACATCGAAGACTTCATCACAGCAAAGAACAACAGTGATACACTGACTCAGTTCAACATCTCTGTAGGTGTGACTGACGAGTTTATGACTGCAGTTAAGGATGATCTAGACTTCGATCTAAAGTTTGATGGACGTGTTTACAAGACTGTATCTGCTCGTGCATTGTGGGATCAGATTCTACGTAGTACATGGGATTGGGCAGAGCCAGGTATCCTCTTCATTGATCGTATCAATAAGAAGAATAACCTGTGGTATGCAGAGAAGATTGCAGCTACTAACCCATGTGGTGAACAACCACTACCACCCAATGGTGCATGTCTACTTGGTTCCTTCAACCTGACTAAGTATGTAGTAGAGCATGAAGGTAAGTACGTCTTCAACATGAACCAACTACGTAACGACATTCCACATGTTGTCCGTGCTATGGATAATGTGGTTGATCGTGCAACGTATCCACTAAAAGAACAGGAGCAAGAAGCTAAGAGTAAACGTCGAATGGGCCTTGGTGTTACTGGTGTAGCGAATGCTATTGAAGCACTAGGGTTTGAGTATGGTAGTGAACGATTCCTACAGACCCTTGAAGAAATCATGGGAGTAATCAGGGATGTCGCTTATCGCACTTCTGTCGAGTTGGCTATTGAGAAGGGACCGTTCCCTCTCTTTACTCAAGCTTATCTTGAGAGTGACTTTGCTAAGTCTTTACCTAGTGATATTCGTAATCTCATTAGCGATCACGGTATTCGTAACAGCCATCTGCTTTCTGTTGCTCCAACAGGAACTATCAGTCTGTCAGCCGATAACGTATCCTCTGGAATCGAGCCTGTCTTCTCACATTACTACGACCGTACTATCCAAACCTTCGATGGACCCAAGGTTGAGCGAGTAGAGGACTACGGTTACCGTGTGTTTGGTGTGAAGGGTAAGACTGCAGACGAACTGTCAGTATTCGATCACGTCAAGGTGTTGAATGTAGCATCACGATTCGTAGACTCTGCATGTTCTAAGACGTGTAACGTAGGTGATGATGTAACATGGGAAGAGTTCAAGCAGGTGTACATGGATGCCTACGATGGCGGTTCATCTGGTTGCACTACATTCCGTGCATCAGGTAAACGATACGGTATCTTAAATGCATCTACTTCTGAGGATGTAGTAGAGGAGCCTGTAGTAGAAGAGACACAAGACTACGTAGACGAGGGTGGTGCTTGTTACTTCGATCCTGCTACTGGCCTACGTCAGTGTGAGTAGGAACCGTAAACAGTTAGGTGATGTGCCTACACCCTGCATCAAGGTCTGTCGTTTAGAGGATGGGTACTGTGTAGGGTGTAAGCGCACCCCCGAAGAGATACGAGATTGGATGATCATGTCTACATACGAACAGAACATGCTAGTCCATGAGTTGAAATGGAGACAAGAAAATGGCAGCTAGTGGTATTTACTGGATAGACTTGACTTTTAATTGGTGTGTTATTATATTAGCTTGGGTAGCATCTCAACTAGGTATAACATACGAAGAGATTAACGTATATCTTTTCTGTATCATATGGCCCATCCTTACGCTGTATCACTTGGCACGTATCAAGTACCTGAAGTGGAAAGCATATGGCTAATTGTAATGACTGTGGCAACCTACTAGACGACGATGGATACTGTGGTGAGTGCTATGTCTATGAGTATCCTGATTTTACAGACGAGGAGTACAAGAAGATTAAGAAGAACGATGTAGTAAATAACCCGATGCACTACAATCACAGTGGTATTGAGTGCATTGATGCGATAGAAGCTATGACAGAGAACATGTCAGGTAGTATAGCACCACACGCAGCAAACGTACTCAAGTACATGTGGCGTTGTGAGTACAAGAATGGCTTAGAGGATATTGATAAAGCTATCTGGTATCTACAACGACTACGAGAACGATGGTGTAAGATACACCAATAAGAAAAAACCCCCGAGGATTTCTCCTTGGGGGTTTTCTTTATTGTTTAGCTGCCCACATGTTGTCAATCATGTTAGGGTATTTACGCCCTGCCTTTGCTGCCCTAGCTTTAGCTTTCTTTTTCTGTGCTGCAGTAAGAGGCTTGGACTTTCCTAGTTTCTTGGGACGTTTCTTTTCCCATACAGGCTTCGCCACTACTTCTTCCTTTTCTTTTTCTTGTATCCTGATGCGTATGCTGCCTTGGCTTGTCGTTCAGCTTGAGCACGTGTTGGATAGACCTTACCAGATTTACCCCATTGGTAGCCACCTTTAACTTTTCGTACAGGCATTATGCACTATCCCCTTCTACTTTATGACAGTGTGGGGTTACATAAGCACCGCCCCTTCTTATATCCATAGCTATCTGTTCTGCTTCCTCTAAACAAGCTTGCTCACTATAGAAGGGTTCAGGCTTTGCTATGATCCTGCAGGATAGTGCCATAGGATCGAAGCAAACTAATAAGATTCCTACCCACATATCACCACTTCACTTTCGCAGCCCAGTATGCTGCACTCATTTTTCCCTTTTTAATGTTCTTAGCATGTCTAGCACGAAACGCTTTATTTCTTGCGCTACCTTTAGGACTGCCTTTGACACCTTTCTGACCGAATCGGATAATCTTTTCTTTACCATTTGCACACGCCTTTACTACATGAGATTTAGTTGGATGTTTAGGTGTAGTCCGTGGACTATTACATTTCATCTTAGCTTTGTTAAGCCTTGCTGCCATCACTCTTTCTCCTTAGTGTTGATATTAGAGTAAGTAAACCACGTCCCATTTCTTGTGGACTAGGGGCTAACCAACCTAGCACTAGAAGGATCAAGACCCACGGCGGTATCTCATTTATGTTTATATTCTCTACGCTATCTGTGTTTACTTTGTTTGTGTCGTTGCTTTGTTTCAGGTCACCTGTCAGTGTTTCAACTACCACTTCTTGATCAGAGTTGCTCGTAGTTCCAACTGTCTGAGAGTTAGTCTTTCCTGCCTGTACATTGGCTGCGACATTCGGTCCACCCCCACCCCCCAAGAGAAAGGATGGAATCTGAGAGCAACCAGACAAGAACAGAGCTAAGACTAACCACCTCATTTACTCATTGCCACCTTGTTACCCATAGGTTTACCTGCCATGTACGCAGTAGCACCCATATACGCTGCAACAACACCTGTCTGTGCAATGTAGAATAGACCTAGTAGATCAGCTAGTGCAGATACACGAGAGTCTGACATGATAGGTGTGAATAAGAACACAGTAAAGATAATCATCATACCCATAGCTACCCAAGCCATGAACTTCTGCGACTCTGCTTTCTCTTCACGTAGCTCTATCTCAAGCATACGTTCCTTCATTGCTACTTCTTCTGCAGTGATCTTACCGTCACCATCAATATC